TATATATATGACTAAAAAAATTAAATCTAAAAAAATTAAACAACCTATAATGATTGGTAAAGATTTAAAAAAAGATACTATAGGCACGAATCAGTTATTAAATGAAAATGAAATAAATAATATTATATTTAATGATAATATAGAATATGATAAAAATTTATATAATGAATATAAATATAATTTAGATGAACAGAAAAAAAGTCAAATATACGGCGGCGACCCCGTATTAAGTGTTGAACTAAAAAAACAAAGTCAGCACTTATATTATGATTTAAAAAACTCGATATTCAAAAGCGATGATGATGATACAACAATGTTTACACCACCTAAACAACCTAAACAACCTAAACAACCTAAACAACCTAAACAACCTAAACCCAGTCAAATACACGAAATATCATCCGTATTTAAAGAAGATGACACACCGTTAACTGCATATGAAGAATATTTGCGAGAACAACACATTTTAACAGGTGGTGTATATAAATCAAAATTTAAAGAACAGGAACCAGCATTATATACATTTAAATTATCCGATTATACTAACACATCAACATATGAAGGTTTAGACCAATTTTTAGAAGATATGGCACAAAATAAAACATATCAAAATAAACCACCGTCGAAAACAACAATTAATGCATGGAGAAAACATTTTAAAAATTTAGTCGATAAGGATTCGTTTTTTCAAGATGATAAAGATAATTTTTCAGACTATGTTTTAAGCCGTTTTTCTATATAGTTAATGAATCGTTTTTATTTAATTGTTTTTCATCACATTCTTCTTCGACTATTACATCTCTTAATATATGAATGCCGAAACAATCGATGCTTTTACATTTTGATTTATAACACATGCTTATTAGCTTCATTAAAACACCGCTAATTGATGTAATTAAAATTATAAATAGTGGTTCACTTAATCCCATTTTATATATATATAATTATAAATATAATTATATATAAATAATGTTTTATTTTTTTTCTACCAATTGTAGTTGTTGTATTAGATATTTTACGTAGATTTGAATTGAATAAAAATGTTGTATTTTGTTTTATAAATGAAATGTCTAAATCATTCCCGATGCCGTTTGACCTTAATACATTAACTATAAAATCTTGACAGTTATTTTGGCTAGCATCATATATAAAAAAGTTAGATCCCATTGATTTTTGAGTATTTCTCATTATACTATTAATATTTAAATTTTGTTTTTTTTAATTTCATATCTTTTTTTATCATATTCTTTATAATATTCTTTATTGTCTTTTCTATATTGTCTACTTTTTTCATTAATTAATTCTTTATTAGTCGTTCTATAATTTTTATGATATTCATCAATTATTTTTTTATTAGTCATTCTATATTCTTTTGGTGTTCTGGTTGGTATTATATTATTAAGCGTGCAATTTAATAATTCGATATAGTATCGTTCACGTGCTCGTGCTTCATTACTATCATTACACGGATACTTTTCAATTTCTATCATTGAAAAATTGCCCCATCCACCATTTTCAATAATAGTTTTATAAAGTGTTAGATGTTGTTTATATTCATAATTACTGTGACGAATATGTTCGCTTTTACGTCTTATAAAATCTGTAGTATGACCAACATAAATATCATTTATATTTAAATCATTACATACAATTTTATAAATAATTGTTTTAGAATAATTAATAGGTAATCTCGGCATTTAATATTATAATATATTATTCCTTTAAGTCCATAAGATCTTGTTACTCCAATATGACGGCGAGTAAGGGTTATTAATTACGTATTTATTATTTTTATCTTTAATCTTACTATGTCGAGCATACCATGCTTCGCGCTTTAATTTGTCTTTATGGTCATAATATGTTTTGCCTATACTTGAACCAAAATTTATAATTTTTCCATCATATATCACATAGAAACGCTTATTTTTCTTTTTTGATTTTCCAAAGTCAGTAGCACCCAACCGCTTTGCCTTACTATATAATTCATTCATTATATTATATTATATTATTTATTTTTTATCTTTTTTAGCTTTTTTTTAGGTTGTTTAATTTCTTCTTTTATTTCTTTCTTTTTTTTTAGTATTTCTTTTTTAATTCTATTGTTTTGAATGTTGCTTAATATATCAGTAAGCGACAATACGTCACCTCCCTTTTTTTCTGATTCTTTTTTAATATGTTCAGCCATTCTTAAATCGTATATTTTTTGTTGTTTTGCTAGTTTCTTTTGTTTTTCTTGTTTTTCTTCTTCAGTTAATATTTTTTTTATTGGTGATTTACTTTCTTTATTTGCTATTATATTATTTATTTTTCGTAATGTTAATTTGTCTAATTTAATGTCTAATTTATTAATTAATTTTATTAAATCATTTTTGTTTAATCCCGTCAATTTAATAGCGTTTTCTTTTTTATATTTTGTTATTATATTTTTTAAGCGGGGCAGGGTTATACTATCTAAATTAAGCATATTATATATATATATATTAGATATTATCTAATGTATATATAATATGGACAATTTATCTTTAAAAGAATTAAAAGATATATTAACCAACTATAAAAAAGAAAACGTTATTAAATTAACGGGATTAAATAAAAATGATTTAATAAAAATAATAAATAAATACGATATGCTAAATATATTAAATATTAAAAATGAGAATGATTTAATAAAATTAGATAAACCAAAGAAAGAAAAGACAGAAAGAAAACCACGAAAACCAAAATTAACAAAAGCAGAAAACGAACAAGCACAACAAGAAAAACTTAAAACAATGCAGGAAAATATGAGAAAATTAAAAGAATCAAGAAAATAAATATAATTATTCAATAATATTAAAATTAGATATTATCAAATGATTTACTCTCCGTTTATTTGGTTGATATAATTTACAATATGTTTTTTTTATTGATTCTATGAATAATAGTTTTATAATCCATGAATCATTTAATATTAAAATAATTTTACAATTCATCTCGACTATTTTATTATAATATAAATATTCGTATACATTAGTGTCGCTACTATTATAAAAATCATTACATAATTCTAAATACGGTGGGTCTAATATAATTAATGCTTCATTGTCATCTTTATATTTTTTTATTAATTCTATACCATCTATATTAGAGAATTCAATATTTTCGGTTCTTAAAAAGTTAATAATTGGTGTATCTAATAAAAATTTTAAGTCTTTGTGTTTATAATCTAATTTAAATAAACCCGGTCTGATTGAATATATTTTATGTTTAATAAACCATGCCTCCAATGTATCTTCTTTAATAATTGTATTATATGTTTCTTTCGTTAGTTCTTTGCATTTAATATTTAATTTTTCAATAAATTTTTTTAATTTGTCGTCATCTCTAAATGTTTCATATGATTCAATTAAAAATTTATCATTATCATTTAAAATATATTTATATTTTAAAGGATGGAGCTTGGATATATAAAAGCTTACTGCAGATGTTCCGCAAAATGGTTCAACTATTGTTTTAATATCATCTATTTTATCATGTAATTCTTTATATATTTCTTCGCATTCGTTTCTTTTGTTTCCGGCGTATGCTATAAAAAAATGATTTTTCATTATGTATAAATAAGTAGATATTTATATTTTTTAATATTTTCGAGGTCTCCCCATTTTTTTGGTTTCTTGTATGGTTTGTTCGGTTTCTAACGGTTCATCGGGTTTTGGTTGTTTTGGTTCTTTGTTTTTATAATATCTAGCTTTGGTGCGTTCTAATAATTTAAGTCTAAACTCGGGGTCGGTTGAAACCTTATTAATATAGTAATTTTTTTGATGTTCTTTAATTTGTTCTTTTTTTTCAAGGTATCGTTGCTTGTTGTATTCTTTTTTATATAATTTATATTTAATAATTTTATTTTCACTATCATTGGTATTCATTATATATAATAAAGAAAATGTTTTTAAATAGTTTTTATTTTATTTTCTTTAAGTAAAAATTAAAATAAAAATGTAAAAAAAATAATCTAAAGAAAAAATATATAGTATTATATATATATAATGTGCACAATAATTGAATCATATCTCCCTAACAATGGTCAAAATCTTTTTTATAATCTTAGCGGCGTTGATAAATCACGCAAGCTAATCAATATAATTAAAAATTATAAATATTGTAAAGAAACCTACTATTATTATGAATCTAATGAAAAGAATAAAACAAAACCAAACAACTACTGGATACACGAAGGAAAAAAAACGCATTCATTAATTACAAAAATAGCGGATGAATGTGTTAATATTGCTAAATCTGAATATGATGAAATATATAAAATATATGAAAAAACTATAGGTGAATTAAATGATAAATTATATAATAAATCGACAACGGATATTAAACGTAGTCAGATTGAAACAGCGAGAAAAGATATTATGGATGAAATGAAAATATATGATAAAACATATAAAAAACATATTCATACATTCGGATCGTCGGCGCATTCTAAATCATTAGTTGAGTTTATATCTAACGAAATCACGGACAATAAATTTACAGATAATATTAATTTTAATAATACTTATTTAATACCTTTACGAAATATGAATTTAAATTTAAAAACATTAAAATTAGAAAATAGAACACAAGAACAGTTATTTACTAATATTATTAATATAGATGAACAACTATTTATAAATTATCAAGAAGATAAAAAATTAATTGATACTGAAAAATTTTCTAAAGTTGATGATTTCTTTTTAAAAATAGCAAATGGAAATAAAGAAAAGAAAGAATATTTAAAACAAATGTTAGGATGCTTTATAACAGGTGAAGTTAAAACACGTTCTTTTTTTGTTTGGTACGGCGACGGCTCTAATGGAAAAAGCGCAGTTATGAATATATTAAAAGTTATATTAGGTGATTTTTACAAAGCAACAAACCCGGGTTTAATTATACAAAAAGCAGAAGGAAAAGCGACAGATGCAACCCCACAGATGGAGTGCTTGGACTATGGTTCTCGGTTGTGTGTTCTATCAGAAACAAAAAAGAAAGATAAATTAAATGAAGATACGATTAAAAATATTACAGGCGGTGATGTTATAAGTTATAGACCGTTATATGGTGGTGAAAAGAATATGAAGAGCGAGGCGAAATTAGTTTTATTAACAAATCATAAGCCAACGTTTAGCATGACGAAACCAATGCTAAAGCGTTTAAGGTATTTTTTATTTAATGCGTCGTTCTCAGAAAATCCAACAGAAGGTGAATATCTTGCGGACCCTGATTTATGCGATGAATTAACATCAACATTAATAGATTATGTTTTATTGTGGATATGTGAAGGAGCTAAAAAATATTATATTGATGAATGTAAACTCCCTCTGCCTAAATGTATGATTGATGAAAATAATACTTTATTATCAGATATGGACACATATAGATTATTTAGAGATAAAGAAATAATAAAAACTAATAATGAAAAAGATAGAATAGTTCAGTCAGTTTCATATGCGAAATATGTTGAGAATTTATCCGGTAAGGGTGCCGTACTTGATAAATTCGAGTTCTTTGATATGATGGAATCGGACTTTGGAAAAACTCATAGAATCAACGGGAGAGAATATTATATTAAAGTAAAATTAAATTTAGGATTAAATGAAGACGAAGACGACGACGACGGGTTTAATGATTCATCCGGGCTAGATTATAGACCGTAATTTTATTTATAAACTTTTATTTGTAAAAAAAACCACCAAAGATGGTTTTTTAACATATAAATTCACGATGTAAAAACCATCATAAAAATATAATTTATTTATAATCATTACTTATTTAGCGATGATTAAAAATATTTTGTGGTGTATTGTATTAATTATTATAATTTTATTTACATTCATTTATCCTAATTTCGGCTACATACATTTTTTACAGTTCATCTGTATAATTAATTAATAAAAAAAATAAAAAAATATAATAATAATAATAGTAAAAAAAATGGGGCGTTTTTGTTCAATATCGCCGAAAACCTATTGAGAATTAAAAAAATAAAAATAAATAAATTTAAAATAGTTTTCCTTGATTTTGTTCAACTCCGCCCTTAAAGAAAATAATAAAAAAATAATATAATAAATAGACAAATTAAATGAACCATTAGCCGGGGGGGCGGCGGTGGGGTGAAAAATGAATAAGGCGCGCGAATTAAAATATATAATTGTAAAAAGTTGTAAATCTTACAAAATAAAACAATTAGCCGGGGGCGCCCGTCGACGTGTTCGCGTGGTGAAAATGCATGAAATCATTAAACGGCGCGCGGCGCGTGATGCTAATTCATGCACGCTATACTATTAAACGAACCATATGCCGGGGGCGGCGGGCGGGGGGCGCTCGATGGTTTCACATCATGATATTATAAATAGTTCTATTAGGTGAGGGCGCGGCGACGCGCCCTAATCATCGCGCTGACCATTTGTTATTTTTTACGAGATTTACAAATTTTTAACAAATTATATAGCAAATTTTTACTAGATAAATTATATAGCAAATTTTTACTAGATAAATTAAATAGCAAATTTTTACTAGATAAATTATATAGCAAATTTTTACTAGATAAAATAAAATGACGTGATAAATATACATATATATGTATATTTATCACGTCATTTTATTTTATCTAGTAAAAATTTGCTATATAATTTATCTAGTAAAAATTTGCTATTTAATTTATCTAGTAAAAATTTGCTATATAATTTATCTAGTAAAAATTTGCTATATAATTTGTTAAAAATTTGTAAATCTCGTAAAAAATAACAAATGGTCAGCGCGATGATTAGGGCGCGTCGCCGCGCCCTCACCTAATAGAACTATTTATAATATCATGATGTGAAACCATCGAGCGCCCCCCGCCCGCCGCCCCCGGCATATGGTTCGTTTAATAGTATAGCGTGCATGAATTAGCATCACGCGCCGCGCGCCGTTTAATGATTTCATGCATTTTCACCACGCGAACACGTCGACGGGCGCCCCCGGCTAATTGTTTTATTTTGTAAGATTTACAACTTTTTACAATTATATATTTTAATTCGCGCGCCTTATTCATTTTTCACCCCACCGCCGCCCCCCCGGCTAATGGTTCATTTAATTTGTCTATTTATTATATTATTTTTTTATTATTTTCTTTAAGGGCGGAGTTGAACAAAATCAAGGAAAACTATTTTAAATTTATTTATTTTTATTTTTTTAATTCTCAATAGGTTTTCGGCGATATTGAACAAAAACGCCCCATTTTTTTTACTATTATTATTATTATATTTTTTTATTTTTTTTATTAATTAATTATACAGATGAACTGTAAAAAATGTATGTAGCCGAAATTAGGATAAATGAATGTAAATAAAATTATAATAATTAATACAATACACCACAAAATATTTTTAATCATCGCTAAATAAGTAATGATTATAAATAAATTATATTTTTATGATGGTTTTTACATCGTGAATTTATATGTTAAAAAACCATCTTTGGTGGTTTTTTTTACAAATAAAAGTTTATAAATAAAATTACGGTCTATAATCTAGCCCGGATGAATCATTAAACCCGTCGTCGTCGTCTTCGTCTTCATTTAATCCTAAATTTAATTTTACTTTAATATAATATTCTCTCCCGTTGATTCTATGAGTTTTTCCAAAGTCCGATTCCATCATATCAAAGAACTCGAATTTATCAAGTACGGCACCCTTACCGGATAAATTCTCAACATATTTCGCATATGAAACTGACTGAACTATTCTATCTTTTTCATTATTAGTTTTTATTATTTCTTTATCTCTAAATAATCTATATGTGTCCATATCTGATAATAAAGTATTATTTTCATCAATCATACATTTAGGCAGAGGGAGTTTACATTCATCAATATAATATTTTTTAGCTCCTTCACATATCCACAATAAAACATAATCTATTAATGTTGATGTTAATTCATCGCATAAATCAGGGTCCGCAAGATATTCACCTTCTGTTGGATTTTCTGAGAACGACGCATTAAATAAAAAATACCTTAAACGCTTTAGCATTGGTTTCGTCATGCTAAACGTTGGCTTATGATTTGTTAATAAAACTAATTTCGCCTCGCTCTTCATATTCTTTTCACCACCATATAACGGTCTATAACTTATAACATCACCGCCTGTAATATTTTTAATCGTATCTTCATTTAATTTATCTTTCTTTTTTGTTTCTGATAGAACACACAACCGAGAACCATAGTCCAAGCACTCCATCTGTGGGGTTGCATCTGTCGCTTTTCCTTCTGCTTTTTGTATAATTAAACCCGGGTTTGTTGCTTTGTAAAAATCACCTAATATAACTTTTAATATATTCATAACTGCGCTTTTTCCATTAGAGCCGTCGCCGTACCAAACAAAAAAAGAACGTGTTTTAACTTCACCTGTTATAAAGCATCCTAACATTTGTTTTAAATATTCTTTCTTTTCTTTATTTCCATTTGCTATTTTTAAAAAGAAATCATCAACTTTAGAAAATTTTTCAGTATCAATTAATTTTTTATCTTCTTGATAATTTATAAATAGTTGTTCATCTATATTAATAATATTAGTAAATAACTGTTCTTGTGTTCTATTTTCTAATTTTAATGTTTTTAAATTTAAATTCATATTTCGTAAAGGTATTAAATAAGTATTATTAAAATTAATATTATCTGTAAATTTATTGTCCGTGATTTCGTTAGATATAAACTCAACTAATGATTTAGAATGCGCCGACGATCCGAATGTATGAATATGTTTTTTATATGTTTTATCATATATTTTCATTTCATCCATAATATCTTTTCTCGCTGTTTCAATCTGACTACGTTTAATATCCGTTGTCGATTTATTATATAATTTATCATTTAATTCACCTATAGTTTTTTCATATATTTTATATATTTCATCATATTCAGATTTAGCAATATTAACACATTCATCCGCTATTTTTGTAATTAATGAATGCGTTTTTTTTCCTTCGTGTATCCAGTAGTTGTTTGGTTTTGTTTTATTCTTTTCATTAGATTCATAATAATAGTAGGTTTCTTTACAATATTTATAATTTTTAATTATATTGATTAGCTTGCGTGATTTATCAACGCCGCTAAGATTATAAAAAAGATTTTGACCATTGTTAGGGAGATATGATTCAATTATTGTGCACATTATATATATATAATACTATATATTTTTTCTTTAGATTATTTTTTTTACATTTTTATTTTAATTTTTACTTAAAGAAAATAAAATAAAAACTATTTAAAAACATTTTCTTTATTATATATAATGAATACCAATGATAGTGAAAATAAAATTATTAAATATAAATTATATAAAAAAGAATACAACAAGCAACGATACCTTGAAAAAAAAGAACAAATTAAAGAACATCAAAAAAATTACTATATTAATAAGGTTTCAACCGACCCCGAGTTTAGACTTAAATTATTAGAACGCACCAAAGCTAGATATTATAAAAACAAAGAACCAAAACAACCAAAACCCGATGAACCGTTAGAAACCGAACAAACCATACAAGAAACCAAAAAAATGGGGAGACCTCGAAAATATTAAAAAATATAAATATCTACTTATTTATACATAATGAAAAATCATTTTTTTATAGCATACGCCGGAAACAAAAGAAACGAATGCGAAGAAATATATAAAGAATTACATGATAAAATAGATGATATTAAAACAATAGTTGAACCATTTTGCGGAACATCTGCAGTAAGCTTTTATATATCCAAGCTCCATCCTTTAAAATATAAATATATTTTAAATGATAATGATAAATTTTTAATTGAATCATATGAAACATTTAGAGATGACGACAAATTAAAAAAATTTATTGAAAAATTAAATATTAAATGCAAAGAACTAACGAAAGAAACATATAATACAATTATTAAAGAAGATACATTGGAGGCATGGTTTATTAAACATAAAATATATTCAATCAGACCGGGTTTATTTAAATTAGATTATAAACACAAAGACTTAAAATTTTTATTAGATACACCAATTATTAACTTTTTAAGAACCGAAAATATTGAATTCTCTAATATAGATGGTATAGAATTAATAAAAAAATATAAAGATGACAATGAAGCATTAATTATATTAGACCCACCGTATTTAGAATTATGTAATGATTTTTATAATAGTAGCGACACTAATGTATACGAATATTTATATTATAATAAAATAGTCGAGATGAATTGTAAAATTATTTTAATATTAAATGATTCATGGATTATAAAACTATTATTCATAGAATCAATAAAAAAAACATATTGTAAATTATATCAACCAAATAAACGGAGAGTAAATCATTTGATAATATCTAATTTTAATATTATTGAATAATTATATTTATTTTCTTGATTCTTTTAATTTTCTCATATTTTCCTGCATTGTTTTAAGTTTTTCTTGTTGTGCTTGTTCGTTTTCTGCTTTTGTTAATTTTGGTTTTCGTGGTTTTCTTTCTGTCTTTTCTTTCTTTGGTTTATCTAATTTTATTAAATCATTCTCATTTTTAATATTTAATATATTTAGCATATCGTATTTATTTATTATTTTTATTAAATCATTTTTATTTAATCCCGTTAATTTAATAACGTTTTCTTTTTTATAGTTGGTTAATATATCTTTTAATTCTTTTAAAGATAAATTGTCCATATTATATATACATTAGATAATATCTAATATATATATATATAATATGCTTAATTTAGATAGTATAACCCTGCCCCGCTTAAAAAATATAATAACAAAATATAAAAAAGAAAACGCTATTAAATTGACGGGATTAAACAAAAATGATTTAATAAAATTAATTAATAAATTAGACATTAAATTAGACAAATTAACATTACGAAAAATAAATAATATAATAGCAAATAAAGAAAGTAAATCACCAATAAAAAAAATATTAACTGAAGAAGAAAAACAAGAAAAACAAAAGAAACTAGCAAAACAACAAAAAATATACGATTTAAGAATGGCTGAACATATTAAAAAAGAATCAGAAAAAAAGGGAGGTGACGTATTGTCGCTTACTGATATATTAAGCAACATTCAAAACAATAGAATTAAAAAAGAAATACTAAAAAAAAAGAAAGAAATAAAAGAAGAAATTAAACAACCTAAAAAAAAGCTAAAAAAGATAAAAAATAAATAATATAATATAATATAATGAATGAATTATATAGTAAGGCAAAGCGGTTGGGTGCTACTGACTTTGGAAAATCAAAAAAGAAAAATAAGCGTTTCTATGTGATATATGATGGAAAAATTATAAATTTTGGTTCAAGTATAGGCAAAACATATTATGACCATAAAGACAAATTAAAGCGCGAAGCATGGTATGCTCGACATAGTAAGATTAAAGATAAAAATAATAAATACGTAATTAATAACCCTTACTCGCCGTCATATTGGAGTAACAAGATCTTATGGACTTAAAGGAATAATATATTATAATATTAAATGCCGAGATTACCTATTAATTATTCTAAAACAATTATTTATAAAATTGTATGTAATGATTTAAATATAAATGATATTTATGTTGGTCATACTACAGATTTTATAAGACGTAAAAGCGAACATATTCGTCACAGTAATTATGAATATAAACAACATCTAACACTTTATAAAACTATTATTGAAAATGGTGGATGGGGCAATTTTTCAATGATAGAAATTGAAAAGTATCCGTGTAATGATAGTAATGAAGCACGAGCACGTGAACGATACTATATCGAATTATTAAATTGCACGCTTAATAATATAATACCAACCAGAACACCAAAAGAATATAGAATGACTAATAAAAAAATAATTGATGAATATCATAAAAATTATAGAACGACTAATAAAGAATTAATTAATGAAAAAAGTAGACAATATAGAAAAGACAATAAAGAATATTATAAAGAATATGATAAAAAAAGATATGAAATTAAAAAAAACAAAATTTAAATATTAATAGTATAATGAGAAATACTCAAAAATCAATGGGATCTAACTTTTTTATATATGATGCTAGCCAAAATAACTGTCAAGATTTTATAGTTAATGTATTAAGGTCAAACGGCATCGGGAATGATTTAGACATTTCATTTATAAAACAAAATACAACATTTTTATTCAATTCAAATCTACGTAAAATATCTAATACAACAACTACAATTGGTAGAAAAAAAATAAAACATTATTTATATATAATTATATTTATAATTATATATATATAAAATGGGATTAAGTGAACCACTATTTATAATTTTAATTACATCAATTAGCGGTGTTTTAATGAAGCTAATAAGCATGTGTTATAAATCAAAATGTAAAAGCATCGATTGTTTCGGCATTCATATATTAAGAGATGTAATAGTCGAAGAAGAATGTGATGAAAAACAATTAAATAAAAACGATTCATTAACTATATAGAAAAACGGCTTAAAACATAGTCTGAAAAATTATCTTTATCATCTTGAAAAAACGAATCCTTATCGACTAAATTTTTAAAATGTTTTCTCCATGCATTAATTGTTGTTTTCGACGGTGGTTTATTTTGATATGTTTTATTTTGTGCCATATCTTCTAAAAATTGGTCTAAACCTTCATATGTTGATGTGTTAGTATAATCGGATAATTTAAATGTATATAATGCTGGTTCCTGTTCTTTAAATTTTGATTTATATACACCACCTGTTAAAATGTGTTGTTCTCGCAAATATTCTTCATATGCAGTTAACGGTGTGTCATCTTCTTTAAATACGGATGATATTTCGTGTATTTGACTGGGTTTAGGTTGTTTAGGTTGTTTAGGTTGTTTAGGTTGTTTAGGTTGTTTAGGTGGTGTAAACATTGTTGTATCATCATCATCGCTTTTGAATATCGAGTTTTTTAAATCATAATATAAGTGCTGACTTTGTTTTTTTAGTTCAACACTTAATACGGGGTCGCCGCCGTATATTTGACTTTTTTTCTGTTCATCTAAATTATATTTATATTCATTATATAAATTTTTATCATATTCTATATTATCATTAAATATAATATTATTTATTTCATTTTCATTTAATAACTGATTCGTGCCTATAGTATCTTTTTTTAAATCTTTACCAATCATTATAGGTTGTTTAATTTTTTTAGATTTAATTTTTTTAGTCATATATATA